TTGCGGGTGCAATGCCTGCGGCCTTATGTATCTCAGCCTGAGCTTGTTGTATTGCCTCTTTCCCGGTTGCAGAGCCTGCCACGCAAAATATAAATTGGTTAGTCGTGACGCCATAGACTTTATCTTCGTACCTAAGCCCGGATATATTGCCCATTGCCGATAGCGCCGCTGCTACTGCTAGCCGCTCGCGCGGAAAACGGCACTGCCCGTTGATCCATTCCACTAACTTTCCCACGAAGCCTGGTGGGCGCAGTAGATCGATATTATCGTCGCTCAATGGCTCGTCGTAGACTAGTTCAGTTTCGAAAGTCACGGTTGACTGGTAGCCGCCCTGCTCCGCGAAATGAACCAGAGTGCCGACTGTTACCAGTGACGCGGATTTGCCGAACGAATGCCAATGCTGACCGATCTTTTCGCTGCCAGCGTAATCCTCGCCGGTTGCGCTCCATGTATCCCAGATCGCGCAGCCTGTGCCCGTAGTGGCATGGTGTAGCGCCATACCAATCTTAATCCATTGTTCATAGCTGCAATTGGCATCGATACATTGAAGCATCGCACCCAAATCATCGGCAGAAAGGTCGACTTGCTGCCCGCGAAATTCCGCCCGGATATGCTCGGGTTTTTCCAGTAATGCCAATAGCTCGGCGGGTGCTTCTGCAATGTCATCCGGGTGCCCTTTTTCTGCTTCATATAAAGAGCCGCTTTTGTGAAGCGATCCGCAGCCGACAACATAGCCGCTAGACTTGAAGTCAATGCCTTCGTAATCGGCATGGTGACCCGCCAGTGCCAAGGCTAACGGCTTCTTAAAATAGATATGCCAACCACCGCCACCGGTTGCTACTACAAACCCGGACAATGCTTTAAAGTCCAGATCCAGATCCTTGCAGAGCTTCGCGTATGCTTCGGAGCCGCCGTTTCGTGGGTCAATGTCGATAACGATATGCTCGTCAACTAAAACGCCGAACCCGGTATTAAACTGCCCCATGGTTTCCATCGTGTCGAGCTGCTCGTCGGACCAGTTGGGCGTATGCTGCCAAGCTGAGGTACGCGGATGTTTTAGAATAGCCTTACAGTGCGGGTTGCCGCATTCGCAGTTGCCCTTGGCGTCCACGCCGTGAAGGCCGAAGATTCTGAATCCTGCGTCAAGATAGTCGAATTGGTTCATTTTATGTTGCTCCGTTGAATTGGTTTTTTATTTTATTTAGCTTTAAGTTTGCCATTGCTCTTTACCTCCAGCTCATATGCCCGCGATGGTGGCACCTTCTCGCCCCATCTACTTATATTGTGCGGCCATATCTCCAAAACCTTTGCCAGCTCTTTAATGCCACCGAAAAACTCTATTGCGTCTGCTGTTTTCATGATTTGTACCCAAGTGTTGATAAGAAGTGTTGACAAGATAACACCGGATGCCCTAAGATGCAATCTCAATTAGGAAAGAGAGAAACAAACCATGTCAATATTAAAGCAAGCAACGAAACCAGCTGACCGGATGCCGATAGTCACCATTTGCGGTGACTCAGGGCTTGGTAAGACGTCCCTGGCGGCGACATTCCCAAACCCTATAGTGATACGCGCCGAAGACGGCTTACAGGGTGTACCGGCTGCCATACGGCCCGACGCGCTGCCGGTAGTAACATCACTGGAACAGCTTATTGAGCAGATGACTGCACTATATAAAGAAGAACACAAATACAAAACGATCATCATCGACAGCGTAACAGCGCTCGAACGACTATTCATGCAGAACGTTATCGACAGCGACCCCAAGAAGCCGAAGTCTATCAACCAGGCTTTAGGCGGATATGGCGCAGGCCTTGGCGCAGTAGCCACACTGCACCACCGAGTCGGCAAACTAATGTCAAAGATCAATGCCGATAAAAACATTGCTATCGTATACATCGCCCATGCCGACACCGAAACAATCGAACTACCGGACATGGACCCGTACACCCGCTATAACCTTCGCCTCGGCAAACGCTCAGTAGCACCTTATGTAGACGATGTTGATATGGTCGGCTTCTTAAAGCTGCAAACGTATACCAGCGGCGACGGCGACAAGAAAAAAGCCACGTCAGACGGCAGCCGACTATTGGTAACCTATGCCACCGCGTCGAACGTCAGCAAAAACCGGTACGGCATCACTGATAATATATTCGTCCCGAAAAACGAAAACCCGTTAGCACAATACATTCCGGCTTTAGCCACTTATAACAAAGAAGGTAAATAATATGTCATTCTTCGATCTTTCAGACGGCAAAACAGCAGCAGCTTCAACTTCATTTGACAGCAATGTTCAGATTAAGCCGATCCCGGCTAATACTCAGGTAGTGGCGGCAATTGACGAAATTAAATGGGACGAATATCAGGGCGACTCGTTTGTCTCGGCGCGCTGGGTAGTATTAGATGGCGAACATAAAGGCCGCAAAATCTTCCATAAGATCCGCGTAAAAGAGCAGGATAAAACCAAACGCGATCGTGCTTTAAAGATGCTCGCTGCTATCGATGCCAATGCCGGTGGCGATCTAATGCGCAACGGCACCGAACCCGGTGATAGCCAGCTCAGCTCTGCGCTATCCAATAAGCCGATGGCCATTAAGCTGGGCCTTTGGGAAATTGACGACAAGTCAGGCAACTGGGTCATGGCAGTATCGCCGGTCAACTCCGCACCCGCTGCACCAGTAGCCGCCGAAGACATCCCCTTCTGATAACACTGGCCCTACGGGGCCTTTTTTTTCGAGGTAAAAACAATGGAACAGCTTTCCCAAGAATGGTTTGACGCCCGCAAAGGCCGGGTCACTGGCTCCCAGATTGGTGCGATCCTTGGCGTTAATCCGTGGTCTAGCACCAAAGACGCCATGCGCTCAATCCTAGGTCAATCAACTTTTACCGGCAACGTCGCCACCGAATACGGAAGCCGGAACGAGGAAAACGCCGTATTCGATTTCGAGCTTGAAACAGGGATCACCATTAAAGAATGCGGATTTATAGTCCACCCTGAATACGAATGGCTCGGCGCTTCACCCGATGGATTGATTGGCGCAGATGCCATTGCCGAAATTAAATGCCCGTTTGGGTTGCGTGAAAAGCCCGACCCGGAATTTAAAAGCTTGGCACATATGCCGCACTATTATGCCCAGGTTCAGTACGAAATGTTTTGCAGCGAACGGACGACAGCGTATTTTATCCAGTGGAACCGGTTTAAATTTGATACAGAGATGGTTTTTTTCAATCAGCAATATATTGACAAAACCCTGCCCAAGCTTAAAGCATTCCACGACCAGTATTTGGCGGCGGTTGCTTAGATGAGAAACAATCCGCGCGTAATGACACCCGGCGCGCTCCGCTCGTTCCGCCGATTGCAACACAAATGCACTTTGGCAGAGCTAGCATACTATTTTAAAATAAGTGAACCGCACGCGTGCCGAATAAGAGCGGGCGAAAACTGGGGCAACAAATGTTAAGACCATACCAACAAAACGCGGTGGATGCCGCGCAAGCTTTTCTTTCTAAATGTTATGACCCCTGCATCATCGATGCTGCAACGGGTGCGGGAAAATCGCACATCATCGCAGATCTTGCGCAATGGATTCACGAAACCAGCAAAAAACGGGTGCTTTGTTTGGCACCATCTAAAGAGCTGGTCGAACAGAACCACGGTAAATACATTGCAGCCGGCGGCATGGCAAGCCTGTACAGTGCCTCGACTGGGCAAAAGAGCTTAGAGCACTATGTCGTATTCGGCACGCCTGGCACCGTTAAAAACAGCTTGGAACGGTTCAAAAACTTCGCAGCCGTTATCGTTGATGAAGCCCACGGCATCACACCGACAATTAAATTTATCATTAATGATCTGCGCGAAAAGAACCCTCAGCTGCGCGTGCTGGGCTTGTCTGCCACGCCGTACCGGCTAGGCAGTGGCTATATATATCAGCTCGATGAAAATGGCAGAGCGATACCGGAACACGAAACAGTAGAACCATATTTTAAAAAGCTGGTGTTCAAAATAGGCGCGAAAGAATTAATCGACCAAGGCTATCTAACGCCGCCAACGACAGAACGCCACGCTGGTTATGATACTACCGGTTTGGAATTAAACAACATGGGCAAATTTGATGCCCGCCAGGTTGAAAAGGCTTTCGAAGGTGAAGGCCGGAAAACAGCCGCTATCATTGCCGAGGTGGTTGAGCTGTCCGCTGGGCGCAAAGGTGTAATGATATTTGCAGCAACCGTACCTCACGCCAAAGAAGTTATGCAAAGCTTGCCACGCGGTAACAGCGCTTTGGTCACGGGCGAAACGCCAAAAGCTGAACGCGAACAAATACTAAAAGCTTTCAAAGCTCGGCAGATAAAATACCTGGTCAACGTTTCCGTGCTGACAACCGGCTTCGATGCAAGCCACGTCGATGTAATTGCCATCTTGCGCGCCACCGAGTCTGTCGGATTAATGCAACAGATAATCGGGCGCGGGTTGCGCATCGATCCCGGCAAACAAGATTGCCTAGTTTTGGACTACGCGGAAAACATCGAACGCCACTGCCCCGATGGCGATGTATTTAATCCGAATATCAAAGCGTATAAATCCACAAAGGTGGTAGGTGGTGCCGAAGTTGAATGCCCCGACTGTAATTATATAAATGATTTCTCGGGCCGACCGAATCCTGATCAATTCCATATAACGAAAGATGGATACTTCGCCGACCTGGCAGGCGTGAAACTAGAAATACCCTCACACTTTGGCAGGCGATGCCACGGTGAATTTTTAGCCGCGGGAACATATGCCAGGTGCGAACATCGGTGGTCATCTAAAGAGTGCGAGAAGTGCCAACATGCGAACGATGTTGCGGCACGCTATTGTGAAAAGTGCAAAGGCGAACTGATCGACCCGAACGAAAAGCTGGTCATGGAATTTAGGAAGTTGAAGTCAGATCCATACGCCAAAAGCACCGACAAGGTTTTGAGCTGGCACTGCCAAGAATGGATAAGCAAAAGCGGAAACCAAACATTAAAGGTCGATTACACCACCGAGTATCGATCATTTTCTATTTGGTATATGCCGGAGAAGATCAACGAATGGGAGTCATTAAATGAATCTGTTTTTAGTGGTAGAATCGCACCATCAATTGAAGTTTTTTTATCATCGCTTCCGAACTATGGCGTAATGCCAAAAACTTTAACGTTGAAAAAGATGAAAGAAAAAGGTTTCTATAAAATCTATGGACACAACGAGGCATTAGATGAAATTCCCGAAATCAATTAAAGTTTACGGCGACATTAAATACAGAGGGCCATGCTCGCCAGAGTCTGCCGAACAGATCACGCTATTTAACCAGCTATCACCAAAGCTGCGCGCAATAGCCCTGCACCCACGCAACGAAGGAAAACGAACGCCGGGCCAGGTTATGCGCCATAAGGCCGAAGGCATGACCACCGGCGCTGCTGACATTATTATCATCGGCTCACCGCCTTTTGTGTGCGAGCTAAAAAGAATGGATCACACTAAATCCAAAATATCACCGGAGCAGATCGCGTTTCTCAATAACTGCCAAGACGCGGGCGCATTTGTTTGTATTGCCCTGGGCTGGAAAGGAGTAGTTGATGCAATTGCCGACTGGCAAAAGACCTAGGCACTACGCCGACGATGTAATCTATGGTCGGTCAACCCTGGACCAGGTGCCGCCAGACTGGCGTGAGCTCATCCTAAAGCATGTTCAAATAGCATGTATACAACTAGGCTCCCAAGTTGCCAAAGGCCGCGACAGGGCCGCTAGGGCCGCCATGCTTAAACTAGTCCCACCAATAATCCTGCCGGATGTCGAACGCCTCGCCAAAGAATACTATAGTAATAAAAACTCCGTTTGATATAGCTAATTGGTATATTAAAGGTGCTTGCAGTGCTTGCACCTATAGTCAGCATGCCTTAATATTCCCCTATCGAAAGCAAACAAACAAACAAACGGAGCACACAACATGATCAACATCGCAGAGATAATCAAAAACGGCGTTCAGATTGAAGTAGATGTACTTGACGCACTGTACATCTACATTACCACCGCAGGCTTCATGGCTATCTATATCGGTTCTGGCATTGATAACGAAGGCGTTGAATATGTATCTGGCCAGCCGATTAAAGCGACCGTCGCAGAAATACTTACCGCGTTCGATTATGACTCGGCCTTTAAAGCAAAGCATTACCACCGCACCACTGGCAAGAAATCACCCGGCGCTCATATGGCATGGCTTGAAGATCAGTGCACCGGTGATCTTGACGCAATGAACCCAAACTTTTAATCAACTGGCCCCACGGGGCCAAAATTAAACAACGGAGAAACACCATGAAATCACTAATCGAATCTATCGGCTGCATCCTTCTAGGTATCGCATTAGCCAGCCCGTTTTACGCTTATGTTATGGGCTGGATATGAAAACATTAACGTGGTCCGACATTACCACGCTCACGACCAAAGACGCCGGCGGGCGCTGGCAGGTTAATCCGGGCTCAATCGCTGCTCAGTACATCAGCGAGGGGCAGTATAAAGAACCGACCCGAGCATATCCGCATAGCTATACTCGGGTGCTTAGAACGCCGCGCTTCTCCGCTTACATTGCGCGAAATGACATTACACTAGCAAAACAATTTGGAATTAAATAATGGCAACACTTATTAAAAACCGCGGTTATCGCATACAAGATGCTATTCACCAAATGGCAATTGAAGAAAGCTTGGCGACTGGCCTCAGTCTAAACAAGACTGTCGAGGCATTAATCAAAGAGGCGTATATAGCGCGACGACTCGCTAAAATGGGAATGACAAAATGAGCACACCAGAAATTGATTTGCGCAACATGCTAAACCAAGAGGCATACGATGAAGACTTGGATGACGCGTACACCCATTGGGTTGAATATAGTGTTGTGCCAGATCTTGCTAAATATTTAGCAGCTTTTGACTATGATAAATTTGACTCAGCCGTCACTAATTTTAAGATGTTCGGCGCGGACCCAATTATCAGCTGGATCTTTGAAATGATTACAGACAGCTATGATGTTTATTATGCGTTTATGATGCGCGAGCGCGACGACATTGATTTCAATGAGATCGCCGAAACTTATGTCAATGCTTATGTTTGTCTAGATCATTACATACAGTATAACGAAGAGGTCACGCTAAATGACTACTAACACCACGACACAAGAAATCGCAGAGTATCGCGAAACGATCAAAGCGTTGTTAGATACCATTGAATTCATGGAAGGCGGGCACATACCGCCAGAGCTTTTAAACATGGTTACGAAAAGCGCGCATTGGTCATTAGA